AAGCAAGACCCTCAACAGGCACAGCAACAAAACGCAGCCCGTGAAGGCTGGGCTAAGTACCGCCGTGCTATGGCAGTTCTTGATGCACACCTTGATAAGCGTGGACTTACATCACTACAACAGGCAGGCGCTGAAGACTTGGCCGCTGCAAAGCAGGCTATTGTTAAGCAACTAGCATCTGAAATTGACCCAGTTACAGGTCAGGCAACAGGTTCACCTAGTGCATGGTACCAAGACTACCGTGATGTTGATGGCACAAAAGGCGCAAAGACAATCATTGGATTCAAGAAGATTCTTGCTAATGAGAAGTTTATGGCAGACAACGCTGATGACCCTACATGGAAATCAGTTGCCGTATATATGAAAGCAAGAGATGCAGTTGCAGCAAGACTACGTGGGCGACCATCTAGTAATATCGATGCTAAGGAGAACATAGATTTGCGCATAATTCTCGACTACTATGTTAATCAACTTAAGGCTGGTGACTTAGAGTTTGCTAATATCTATGACAGATTCCTATCACAGGATAGAATCTATGACAAATACCTAGGTTCAGGACTATAACATGGCAACTACAGAAGAACTATTAAAACGCAAAAAGGAATTGACGGCTAGAATTGCCGCTGCTGCTAAGGTTGATATTACTGCAACTACTGCAAGAGAACGTATTGCATCATTAGAGGCAACTAAGAAAGACCGTGCTGAACTTGCTGAAGTTAATCGTCAACTAGCAGGTCAACCTGCGCCTTCGCCTAAAAACAATAATGTTGTTGCAGTTCCGCCATTACTCGCTAAGCCTAAGCCTGCAGCAAATGCACCAGTTGGTATTACTGACGATTTAGCAGCAGACCTTGCTGCAGCTACTGGTCTCAATATGAATGACCCATCTGTATGGACAGCAGGTGCGGTTGGAAGTACAGCGTTTGTATATACAGGTGAAACTATTGACCCTACAAAAGGACTAGTTTTCAAAGATGGCAAGCCAGTACCTGCACCAGTTACTCCTACATTAAAGTTGGCATCAACTTACGCAACTGATTTTTGGAATGACCAAGATTTACAGAACAAAATTATTAGTGCGTATGCTGCTAAAGGTAAAAAAATTACCCAACTTGAAGCATATGGTTTGTGGTCACAACTAGTAACAACTGCAGCTACAATCTATCAAGGTGGGCGTGGGCCTAAGGTTACTCCACTTCAGTTACTGAATGACTCATTAAAGTCTGTAAAGGGAGATGAAGCAACTCTCCCAACTCGTTCTATTTCAGAGTTAGACAAAGTTAAAACATTCGAAGCGTTAGACCAGTGGGGTCTTAGCAAGATTGGTCAGAAGTTAGATACTGCTCAAAAAGAAGAACTATTTGACCTACTTAACAAGGCTAACACTGGTACTCTTACCACCTATAAGAAGGTTAAGAATAAGAAGACTGGCAAGTTGGAGAATGTACAGGTTACTACACCTGGTCTTACTGCTGAAGCATCTGAAGCAATTGTTGAAAAGAAACTTAAGGAATCAAACCCTGAGGAATTTGAACGCCGCAAGGGATTTGAGTTTATGAAAGATATGACTAGTATCTTGTCTGGAGGTCTATAATGGCTATTAGTGACAATGATGCTACAGTAGCAGAACAACTTCAAATGATTCTTGCTCTTAAGGCTACTGACCCAGACCTTGAGAAAGCATGGCAGGCATACCTTAAAGGCGACATGGACGGTTTCCGTTCTTTTGTTTTAGGAAGTGCATTCTACCGAAACAATAACTCTATTGCTCGTACCAGACAAACTGCGGCGACTAATCAGCCTGGCGTATATGCACAAGACTTAAATGCATATAAGGTAAAGTCAAAGAAGCGTCTGATTCAGCAAGGTATTCAATGGACACCTGGTGTTGAGAAGCAGGTAGAAATTGGTTATCAGAGTGGTATGAGTGAAGACCAAGTCGACCAGTTGATTGTCAAGTCTGGCTCTATGGGCAAGCTCGGCGGAAGTACAATGAGTTCTGTCTCAGCATTGCAATCATTTGCTAATGCCTACGGCGTTGGCAACCTATTGAACACAGCATACTGGGATACAAAGGCGACAGCATTGTTTGCTGGTGAAACTACATCAGATGATATCATGAATGATATTAAGAATCTTTCTGCTAGCGCATACCCTGCATATGCAGAAGGAATTAAAAATAACGTATCTCTTTCAGCTCAGGCATCAAATGTTACATCTACAGTGGCTAACCTACTAGAGTTAGACCCTGATACAGTTGACTTTAATAATCCTTTAGTTAAAAGAATTATGGGATATATCAACCCTGCTACTGGCAAGCAAGAGATTATGCCTCAATGGATGGTTGATAGAACAGTTAAAAGTTCACCTGACTGGGTATATACAAACAATGCACGTGACACTATTGATTCACTTACCACTAAAGTATTCAGCGATTGGGGTCTGATGTAATGAGATACAATCCAGAATTACAGATGATTGATGGCGGAGGCGCTGTACCTAACAATCCTACATTGACCCCAGCACAGATGCAAACAGCTGTTAGAAAACTAGGAGCAGGTCAGCCACTGACCAACGCTGAAAAGATTGCACTAGGTGTACCAGTAAGCGTAAGTGCCGATGCTGCCCCAAGTGAAGTTTTAAGTTCACCAGTGGGCATAGATGACCCACGTTACTACACAGTAAAGGTTGGCGCAACTGGTAAAACCTCTGCACAATTAGCAGCATTTGAGAATGCTACTAATACTGCTACAGTAATTAATCAAAACGTGCCTGGTTATACATCAACTGTAGACCCAGTAACTGGTCAAGTAACTACCAAAAAGACTACAACTGCAACACCGCCTCCCCCTCCAGGAATTGTACCAAACCAACCGCAGAATGTTATTAATAACATAACTGACCCTGCTGTGCTTGCTTTGATTCAATCATTGCAGTCTCAAATTGCTAACTTGTCCAACGCAAACAAAACAGCCGCAGACTTAGCGGCTGCTGAAAAGAAAGCAGCAGCAGAGACTACACGCAGGAATGCTATTGAAGTTCTCACTGAACGCTTCCAGCGTTATGGATTGGGAAGTCTTGTTAATAAGATTAAAGAACTAGCAATTGATGGTGCAACTGAAGCTACAATTACACTAGGGCTACAGGAGACAGAAGAGTACAAGACACGCTTTAAGGCAAACCAAGAGCGTATCAAGAAGGGATTAGCAGTCCTTAATCCTGGTGAGTATCTTAATATAGAAGATGGTTATCGCCAGGTTCTACGTGCATATGGACTTAAGCAGTTCGATACTGATGACTATGTGTCTCAGTTTATCGCTAACGACGTATCTGCTGCAGAACTTTCTAACCGTGTAGTTACAGCAGTACAACGTGTACAAAATGCTGACCCTGCTATCTCACGTCAACTACGTGACTTCTATGGCATTGGTCAAGCAGACCTAGTTGCTTATGTACTAGACCCTAACCAGCAGTTCCAAAAGATTGAACGTCAAGTTGCAGCATCTGAAATTGGTGTAGCAGCAGCACGTCAAGGACTAAAGACTGGTGTATCTGTTGCTGAACAACTAGCAGCACAGGGTGTAACACAAGCAGAAGCACAGAAGGGTTACGCAACTATTGCAGATATCCTTCCAACTGCTGAGAAACTTTCTGATATCTATGGCAAGACTCTTGAAGGCTACGGTCAATCTGAAGCTGAGCAAGAAGTATTTAATAGCCTAGCATCAGCACAACGTAAGCGTCAGAAACTTACACAACGTGAAATTGCATCCTTCAGCGGTGCAGCAGGCACGAACAAGACAAGTCTTACTACATCTGTAGTAGGACAATTCTAGAATCCTGAACGGACCTATCGGCCCCGTCAGAGTAATAGACCGATAGTAGGAGCCAGCCAATTTCCCCGAATTGAACTGTGGCCTGCGAACTAACAACGAATAGAAGGGTGGGTTGCTATGAGCAACAACTACTGGGACGACGAAGACGAAGACCAAGATACCGACACAGACACACATTTGGATGGCAGTGACTTACTTAAAAAGTTACGTAAAGCCAAGCGTGCAGATGAAAAGCGTATTAAGGAACTCACTGAGCAACTTGAGGGATTTTCCAAGGCGCAGCGTGAGTCTACCGTTAAGTCAGTACTAGAAAAGAAGGGTGTAAACCAAAAGGCAGCACGTCTAATCCTTAAGGATTTAGATGGAGATTTCTCTGAAGAATCAGTTTCTAACTGGCTCAACGATAATGGCGAACTATTTGGTTTAGAAGTATCAAACAGACCTGACGAACAAAACCTAGCGACGCTACGTCAGCAGGACGTCATGACTCAAAATGCTTCCACCCCAGACAGAGCACAGGACTTAGAACAACGCATGGATAATGCAAACTCTATGGAGGAACTCCTCTCCCTGATGCAGTCACAACAATAATATCCGTTCATAGTCAAGGAGACTAAAAAACATGGCAAACGCATATACAGATACCTCGAGCACCTCGTTCGGTGGTACAGTTGGCGGTGCTGGTCTCGTACAGAAGGCATACGACCGCCTTCTCGAGTTCGCTCTCCGTTCAGAACCCCTAATTCGTTCTGTAGCAGATAAGCGCCCCGCACGTCAAGCAATCCCAGGTTCAACTGTAGTTCTACAGAAGTACGTTGACCTAGACACAAAGACATCTACTCTAACAGAAACAGTTGACCCAGATGCAGTAGCATTGTCAACACCAACATCTGTTACAGTAACACTTAACGAGTACGGTAACGCTGTACTTGTAACACGCGCATTGGAACTATTCTCTCTAGCAGATGTAGACCCAGCAATCGCAAACATCATTGCATACAACCTAGCCGATTCTATCGACGTAGTTGCAATGAACACACTTCGCTCAGGTTCAAACAACATCTTCTCAGGCAATGCAACAGCAACTGCTAACGTAGATGCAGCCGATACACTAGACTCAGCAGACATCCGCAAGGCTGTTGCTAAGCTACGTTCTAATAAGGCTAAGGGCCGTCGCGGAAATGCATACTGGGTTGGTATCCACCCAGAAGTTTCACACGACCTTCGTGCAGAGACAGGCGACCTTGGATGGCGCTACCCACAGTCACAGTCTGCTTCAGAAGCAAGCAAGATTTGGGCTGGAGAAATCGGTGAGTACGAAGGCGCATTCTTCGTAGAGTCATCACGTCTGTACAACGCTAAGTCAGGTGCAGACCAATCAGCATTGGCAACAACAGCAGTAACAGTAGCAGGAACATCAGCTGGATTCACATTCGGCGTTGCTTCATCTTCTGTTATCGCATCACGTGCTGAGGTTGGCGATAAGATTTCAGGAACAGGTGTTGGTACATCTGCGAAGATTACTGCAATCACAACATCAGGTTCAACAACAACATTTACTGTTGACGTTGCTAACTCTGCTGCAGTTACAGTATCAACAACAATTACAGTTACACCAGTAACACGCGTATTCGATACAATCGTTGCAGGTTCACAAGCAATGGCAGAAGCCGTAGCAGAAGAGCCACACGTAGTTATCGGTAACGTAACTGATAAGTTGATGCGCTTCCGCCCAATGGGTTGGTACGGCGTACTTGGCTTCGCAGTATACCGTGACGAGGCTCTATACCGAATCACATCAGGTTCATCAATCGCTGCTCTCTAGTAGTTAATTGACTGCAGGGCTAGGGAAACCTAGCCTTGTGGTGAGTCCACTAAAGGAGGAGTCATGACAGATTACATCTTCGAGACACCAACTGTCGACGAAGGATTTGAAGGAGTTCAACGACTCTTTACATTCTACAAGTTAACACGTGGCATCAGTATCATCAGAGTTAATGGAACTTACCGTCAGGTTCGTTATCCGTACGATGGTGACTTAGACACTTACCAAGAAGTATATCTTGGTGGCAGTAAGTATACTGTAGATGAGGCAACTCGTGAGGCACTAATCAACGGAAACGTTGGAGTAACCACAGCAAACTTCACAGCAATATAAGGGACATATGGGACACGAACACGTAAGCAAGGTTCTTGAATGGGCATACAAATTGGTAGATGGAGACATGATTCCATACTCAGCATTATATGGGTGTGTGAGTTGTGATGCTACATCAACTGAACCGTTCCCTGACGAGAACGATATCTTTATAGACCACACCAAGTGTGGACCTGATTGCTTTGGCTGCAAAGCCAGAGGACTTCAGATGAATACTGGCGATGCTAACAGTCAGCGAAGTGCACCACGTAAGCGCTTTGAAAGTGAACTATCTGCATATGCTAACGCTAAGGCCCAGGGCATACAGCCTGGTGGCACTTCGATGGAAAAGATTCGTGAGGCAGAAGCAGCCTCCGAAGTATTGAATAAGCCATACAATGCTAATTCAATGCCAGATGCAAAAAATATAAACCAATCAACCGCAGCAGTAATGAAAGAGATAGGACAAGCATAATGCCAATGGTCGGAAATCAAGAGTTCCCATACACAGCAGCAGGTAAGATGGCAGCAAAAAAAGCTGCTAAGAAGATGGGCAAGCCAATGAAGAAGGCTGTCAAGAAGACAGCAAAGAAGATGGTTAAGAAGTAAGGAATTAAAATGGCAGACCCAAGACTAAAGCGAGCAGGAGTATCAGGCTTTAACAAGCCTAAGCGTACACCAAACCACCCAAAGAAGAGCCATGTAGTTGTGGCTAAAGAAGGTAGCAAGGTTAAAACTATTCGCTTTGGTCAACAGGGCGTTACTGGCGATAGACAACCTACAAAGCGTCAAGCTTCGTTCAAGGCACGTCACGCTAAAAACATTGCCAAGGGCAAGATGTCTGCTGCATATTGGGCGGATAAAGTCAAATGGTAAAGAAGAAGGCTAAGTCAAAAGTTAATGCGGCTGGTAACTATACCAAGCCAGCAATGCGTGCTGCCTTGTTTAAGAAGATTAAGGCAGGCTCAAAGGGTGGAGACCCTGGCGAATGGTCTGCTCGTAAGGCTCAGTTGCTTGCAGTTGAGTACAAAAAAGCAGGAGGCGGTTACAATTAATGGCACTTGCTAAGTCACAGAAGTCCTTAAAGAAATGGACCAAGGAAGAGTGGACAACTTCTGATGGTAAACCATCTAAAGGCAAGAAAAGATATTTGCCCAAGAAGGCATGGTCTGCAATGAGTGCATCTGAAAAGAAAGCAACTAACCAGGCTAAAGCTGCAGGCAATGCAAAGGGTAAGCAGTTTGTAAGACAACCAAAGTCCATAGCAAAGAAGGCTGCGAGGTTTAGATAATGGCAACAGGAGTAGCAGGTAGCACATTTGCTGACGAGTTGAATCGTCTTGCAAATGGTGGAACATACCCAACACCAGATAAGTACCAGTCTGAACAAGGTGCAGCGAATAACTACGCTGACACTAGTGGCTTAGGTATTATAGCAGCACTAAACATTAAGGCTAGCGCAAGCCGTCAGCCTAAAGACTACAAGATGCTAAACGCTATCTGTAATGAACTAGCTGGAACTACTGGACTATCAGCAGTTGTTGCGTTAAGGAGCATAGACCTATGACAACACTAGCACAGATGATTGATGAGGTTCTCATCAACCTCTCAGGTTATACATACCAACAGGACCGTTCTACATATCTACGCACAGCAGTCACAACACTAACGTCTCCAAGCACCGCACCTACAATCCTATCTCTAGGCGACACAAGCAACGTAGGTAAAGGTATTCTTGAAGTTGACGAAGAGTTGATGTGGGTTGACTCATTTGACCGCGTTGGTAACACAGCAACCGTATCACCTTACGGCCGTGGATATCTAGGCACAGGTGCTGCTACACACGCAGCTGATGCTAAGGTTACTATCTCACCTATCTTTCCACGCTATGTAATTAAAAAGGCTATTAACGATACTATCCGTGCGATGGGTGCTAGCCTACTTGCTGTCAAGCAAACAACATTTACTTTTAATGCAGCGATTAACACTTACGAATTTGAAGACTTAGGTATTGAGAATATCCTAACTATGTCTTGGCAGGATACAGGTCCTTCTAAGGAATGGATTCGTATTCGCCGATGGGACTTCGACCCATTTGCAGATGTAACTACTTGGGGTGCAAACTCACAGACTGTAACCATCTATGACTATATAACACCAGGACGTACAGTAAAGGTGATGTATGCCACACCTCCATCTGCAATGCAGAATGGCACAGATGTATTTACAACCACTACTGGATTCTCTGAATCAGCTCGTGACATTGTAATCCTTGGTGCATCATACAGACTATTGGCTTACCTTGACCCTGCTCGTGCAGGTCAGATTAGCCCACAGGCGGACGAAACAGATGGCAAGCGCCCATACGGTGCAAGCGCATCAGCAACAAAACAACTCTTTGCTCTTTACTCACAACGTTTGAATGAAGAAGTATCAGCAATGCAAAGTCAATACCCGCCACGAATTCATTATACTCGATAGGAATATAAATGACAACACGCAATTACTCCTCTCGCTCACAGCAAACTACACTGACAAGTGCAGTTACCGCTGGTGCATCAACGATAGTTGTCCAGTCAGGTACTGCGCTCCTTGGTGGCCAGTCTATTCCTGCGGGTACAACTTTTACAATTGTGGTAGACCCAGATACAGCACTCGAAGAAATTTTAGATGCCACCGCGGTATCGACTAACACCTTTACTGTAACACGTGCTATTGATGGCTCGTCAGCCCAGGCTCACTCAGCTGGTGCTGTTGTTCGTCACATGGCAATCGGTCGTGATTACCGCGAAGCAAATACCCATATCGAGGCCTCTACGGGCGTTCACGGCATCTCAAACTCTTCATCTGTTGTCGGAACTATCGATACTCAGACACTGACTAACAAGACCCTTACAAGCCCTTCTATTACTAACCCTGTCATTTCAGGTACTAACGTAGATGCAAGTATTGTCTTTGAGGGTGCAACGCCTGACGCTTTTGAAACTACCTTGACTGTAACTGACCCTACACAAGACAACACAATTACCTTGCCTAATACAACTGGTACAGTAGTAATTGCCAACGCAGTACAAACTCTTACTAACAAAACTATGGGCGATGCCCTTAACGCTGGTGGGTTTAAGATTACAAATCTTGCTACACCAACACTCGCAACTGATGCAGTACGCAAAGACTTTGCAGATGCTCAGGTAGCAGCAGCAGCGACAAGCGCTGCAAGTGCTGCCACATCTGCTGCTTCTGCAGCAACATCAGCATCTTCTGCATTAACCTCTGCTAACTCAGCAAGCGCTTCTGAGACTGCAGCAGCAACATCTGCTGCTAGTGCAGCAACTTCTGCTTCTACTATGGCAGCAAGTGTTACTGCTGCTCAATCTTCTGCAACTGCAGCAGCAAGCAGTGCAACTGCTGCTGCTACTAGCGCAACAAGTGCAGCTACTAGTGCTACCGCAGCGGCTACTTCTGCCTCATCTGCTAGTACGTCTGCTTCTTCTGCTTCAACTTCGGCTAACTCTGCATCTGCCTCAGCAACAGCAGCAGCGACATCAGCTACATCCGCCGCAGCTAGTGCGACAACTGCCGCTAACTCTGTAGCAACAATATCTGGATTTGCAACTACTGCATCTAACTCTGCAAGTGCAGCAGCGACAAGCGCTGCATCTGCGTCGACTAGTGCAGCGAGTGCTGCAACATCAGCAACTAGTGCTGCCACAACTTATGATGAGTTTGACGACCGTTATCTTGGCAGTAAGTCAACTGCTCCTACAGTAGATAATGATGGTAACCCACTACTTGTTGGTGCTATTTACTGGAACTCTACTCTTGGCAATATGTATGTATGGTCAGGTACTGTGTGGGTACAGATTGCAACAACATCTGTTTACACAGCACCTACGCTTGGTAGTACAACTCTTGCCTCTGGCACTACATATGCAAATGTTGATGGGTTAACTATTAACTCAACAACTATTCCAAGTTCTAAAACTTTAGTTGCTACAGACTCAACTATTTATGTAGTTCCAAGCCAGTCAGGTCAATCAGGCAAATACCTAACAACTGATGGAACAACATCTTCTTGGGGAACTGTTGCTGGTTACTCAGCACCAACACTAGGTTCAACAGCAATTACATCAGGTGCTACCGTAACAACTATTACTGCATTAACACTAAATAACACTACAATTACTGGCACAACAACAGCAAGCGGAACTATCACTACAACTGGAGATGTAGTTCTAAATGGTGCTTTTGGTCCAGGAAGTTTAACAGATGAATTTGCCCTAATCCTTATGGGCGCTTACTAGGAAAGAGTAGGAAATAATGGCTACCACAACTAAAGCGCTGGCTAGAACAGCAGCAACAACAAACACGGCAACAACTTTATATACAACCCCTGCTGGTTCAAGCGCGGTAGTAACAAATGTTGTTCTATCAAACACAGCAGCAACATCGTCAACGGCAACAATTGCTTTTAACTCAGTTAATATAATTCCAACTGTTAGTATACCAGCAAATAGTGTTGTTGCATTTGATATGAAACAAGTAATTGCAGCATCACAAACTATTACTGGTGGTGCTTCAACAACTGCAGTAAATATTCACATTAGCGGAGTGGAGATAGCATAATGGGTTATTCAATTTTTCCTGCACCAGCAAGTGGTCTTACAAGTGCAGCGCCGTTGTTGCAACATACAGTTAACACTACTGGAAATATTACAACAAATTTAAATGCTTTTGTTGGTTATGCACTGGTAGTTGGTGGTGGCGGTGGTGGCACTGGTGGTGGTTCTGGTGTTCCAAACGACTCTGGCGGAGGTGGCGGTGGCGGAAGCGGTAGAGCCACTTTTTCTCAATTTCCTGCTTCCACTTCTTCTATTTCAGTTACTGTTGGTGCTGGCGGCAATGGTGGTGCTGGACAAACTGCAAATACAGCCGCTGGCAATGGAACAGGTGGCGGAACAAGTAATGTATTTAGTTTTACTTCAAATGGTGGTGAGCCAGGAGCCTCTCGTTCAAACAGCAATCAACACGGATTTAGAGGTGGTGCTGGTGGTTCAGGAGGCGGCGGCGGAGGCGGTGGTTCTGGCGGTAATATCGGTGGAAACGGTGGCGCAGGTGGCATAGGTGGCACTAGCGGTGCGGCTGGAAATCAAGGATTTGGAGTAAACTACGCTGGAGGTTCTGGCGGTACTGGAGATGGCGCAACAATTCAACCATTCGCCCCTGGCGGTGGCGGAGGCGGTGGTGGTGGTGGAAACACTGGCAGCGCTGGAGGTGCTGGTGGAGGAAACACTGGTGGTGCTGGAAGAAGTGGTTTAGCAAATGCAACTCCAAACGCTGCTACTGCTGGAACGCTAGGCGGTGGTGGCGGCGGAGGCGGTGGTTCGCAAAACACTAATGCTGGTGCTGGTGGTGCTGGTGGACCTGGATATGTATTGATATTTTATTAGAATGAAACATAAACTTTACGCTGTTGTTAAAGACAACATTGTGTGCGATGGATGGTTTGCTGAAACCTTAGAAGAGGCACAGGCAGACCATCCAACAGCAACACTTATAGAAGTAACACTTAAAACAAAACCATTTTATATTGGTCAAGATATAACGAAAGAAGATTATAATGCCTAATTATGCTGTTATAGAAAATAACAAAGTCCTAAATGTAATTATTGCAGACTCAAAAGAAATTGCAGAACAAGTTACTGGTATGACGTGTGTTGAATCGCTGCCAGAAAATCCTGCAGTAATTGGATTAGGCTATACTGACGGCGTGTTTGAACAACCTAAACCTTCAGTAATAGAATAATTTAATAAGGGGACAAAATGAAAATAACGTTTACCAATACAACTGGTGCAGAGTTAGAACAACCTAAACCTGCTTCAAAGGTAATACCAGAATGGTATAAAAATACAAGTTCGTATACTAATAATGAAAAAAAACCTACTGGTGCGGGTGGTACACCTGCTACAGTAAAACGTTGTATGCCAGTATTTGATGCTTTAGTTTCTGGTTATATTATTGAATCACCAGCAGATGTTTATGTGTCTATAAAAGACGGAAGCCAATGGTTTGAGTGGTCTGACTTTGGATTAATTACTTTTCATCCAGTAGAACAAGCACCAGAGCATCCTGTTAAAAATGGTTTTCCTTATCCAAAGTGGACAAACCCTTGGGCAATATCAACACCCAAGGGCTACTCTACTTTATTTGTGCAACCATTTCATAGGGAGTCTGTGTTCACTATTCTTCCAGGCATAGTAGATACTGACCAGTACACTTCACCAGTCAACTTTCCATTTGTTATTAATGACCCAACATTTGAAGGGTTAATACCAAAAGGAACTCCTATTGCACAAGTAATTCCATTTAAGCGAGACTCTTGGACTATGGAATTAGGTAATAAAAAAGAGTTAGAAGCACAGGCTAAAGTAGCAAAGAAACTACAAAGTAAGTTCTTTGATAGATACAAGTCAATGTTCTGGGCCAAAAAAGAATACAAATAAGGGGACACAATGAGTAAAGTAAACAAAGGAACACTAGCAATAGGCTGGTGTGACAACGGTAACACTGATGGTAAGTTCACTGAAGGTGTCGTTAGTGTGGCGCTACAATGTGCTAACAATGGCATCGAGCTGACTCACAGCATGCGAGTACAGGGTAACCAGATTGGCAGACAACGTCAGGTTCTATTTGACTACTGGGCTGACCAAATCAAGACTGACTGGTTACTATGGATTGACTCAGACATTGTAGTTAATATGGAAGTAGTTGCTAAACTATGGGACGCAGCTGACAAGATTAACCGACCAGTAGTTAGCGGTACATACTTTATCTCTAAGGAGAATGAAGGTACATTGGCTAAGCCATTTCCTGCATTGTTTTATGATGTAGATGAGTTTAGTATCCAACATGTACATCCACTACCACCTAATGAACTGATTAAAGTAGATAGTGCAGGCTTTGGTTTTGTGCTAATGCACAAGTCAATCATCGCACCTATGCGCGAAAAGTTCCCAGACCAGTCAATGTTTGCTGAGCAAGAGAACGTCGGCGACAAGTATGTGGGTGAAGACATTGTGTTCTTCCGTAAGATGCAAGAAGCAGGTGTTCCATTGCACGCACACACTGGTGCATTAGTACGACACATTAAGCGATTCTCGCTAGATGTTGGATACTATGATATGTACTGGACATTAGATATGATTAAACAAAAAGCACAACAACAAGACTAAGGAGTCTACGTGGCTGGTCGTGATATTACCGAAGGTCGTGCAACGCGAGCTATTGCTGTTGACGTAGGTGTAGTTGCTACATCTGCTATCTGGCAGAACACTGATGTGGCATATGATACTGCTATTGGCGGTATGCCATTCATCTATGCAATCAGTGATGCACGCCCATATATCCGACAGACTGCACCATTCCGTAAGGAACAGTTTGACAATCAGACTGAACCAGGTGAGCAATCACTTACTGGTTGGTGGATTCGCAGTCAGCAATCTTTCCACGCAGGGGACGGTATAACTTTCTACGACCCAGCACAGACTGCGGCTAACTCACCTGAGCATTTCCGCTTTGCTGATAGCAAGGGTGTAAATGTTTGGGAACAAGGACAGGTTACATTGCTCAATAGTACGACTCAAAGTCACAATATGACTGGGCAAATCAAAAGTAATCTGCGTCCAAACCAGCAAGTTCGCTCTATTAAGTGGAGCACAAACAATGGCGTGCTTGTTATGGATGAGTATGATGTGGATAAGATTTCATCAAATGGTACAGTAACCCACTTCGTTGATTATAATTCAGGTGCCGATACTCCTGTCTTTGCAATAACCGATGACGGTACATTTGCATACTGGATTACTAATACTTCTACTAAAAAGACGGTGTACAAGAAGGCTTTAACATTAGCCTCTACCGATGCAGATACAAAAATGTTTGATGAAGTTGGCACAATCTCTAATGCAATAATGGAGTATGTCAAAGAACGTATTGTAATGTGTGCAGATAACAAGGTATATGAGTTTGCCCCTTCGGCAACTGCTATGCCTACTGCTATATATACAAACCCATCAACAACGCACGTATTCACAAGCATTGCTGCATCTGGGCCGGCCATCTACATAGCTGGATACAATGGAATCCAATCCAATATTGTTAAGTTTACATTGTCTACTGCTGGTGTAATGCCAACACTAACATCTGCAATCACTGCAGCTGAGTTACCTGTTGGTGAGATAGTGCACAAGATTTACTACTACCTAGGGTACATGATGATTGGTACTAACAAGGGTATTCGTGTTGCTACAGTTAATGACAACGACGGCTCACTATCTTATGGTCCACTTATTGTAGAGACATCTCAACCATGCTATGACTTTGCTAGCCGCGACCACTACGTGTGGTGCGCTACTGGTGTAAACGGGGAACCAGGTGTTATCCGTATTGACTTGAGTCTTGAGGTTGCGCCATTGCGTTTTGCTTATGCAAACGATTTATATTTTAGTGGTGTGACTGGACATCAAACTACTGGTTGTGCTTTTGCTGCAGACACTAATCAATTAATGTTTTCTACTACAGCTACATCTTCTGCTGTCGGTTACATTTACTACGAGAACACATCGCAGTTGATGCCAACAGGCTACCTAGAGACAGGTTACATCAGATACAACACGCTAGAGCCCAAGAACTTTAAGCGTCTTGTTGCTCGTGGTGATTTTGAGTATGGGTCTATGACCCTTGAAACAGTTACCGCTGATGGCACTGAGTACGACGTGGTTGCATATGATGCATCTGTCCCACCAGTAGAAGTAACTACATCTAATCCACAAGAAGCACAAGAGTACCTAGCCTACAAGTTTATCCTATACCGCGACGGGGACGACGCATCACGAGGCCCAATCATGAAGGGCTACCAGGCGAAGGCGACTATCGCTACACCTCGCCAGCGAGTAATGAGATTCCCCGTCTATTGCTATGACGTGGAGACAGACCGATACAATGTACAGGTAGGGTATGAAGGCAGAGCCTTTGATAGAATCGCCCAACTAGAATCCATTGAGGAAAATGGTGACGTTGTAACATGGCAAGACTTAACCACAGGTGAGTCACGTCAGGCTGTCATTGAACAAATCTCTTTCACCCGCCTCACACCTCCAGACCGTGGCTT